ATTGTCATACAAATCATCTACTCGGCCGCTTGCATAGGAATACACATCCACCTGCAGGTTCCTGGGGTCGTAGATGCCTTTCAGAGCATTGATAGCCGCAGTTACATCTGCAGACTGTGCATAGGAAACGGACGCATGCTGAACGCTATCAGGACCTATCACAAAGGTCTTGACGTTCTGCCCACGGATGCAGAGAAAGAGCATTTCATCACCATTAACATAAATAAGGTGATACGTGTCAGGTGCGCCTGTTGTCTCCGCATATTTGACATAGGCAGGTTTTCCTGCAGATACAGCAGCGTACAGCCCCGCATAGGTACTACCCGTCGCATAGGAATATCCCGCTGTATCGTTCCCTGTGAATGTACAGTTGTAGACATTGTCCCTGATCTCGGGAGCTAGCTTGCTGAGCGTTACCGCTCCATCCGCGATATCATCTGTCTCGATGCTTCCGGAAGGCGGTCCGCCGTACTGCCCGCCTTCCTGCCATTCCTGCTCTGCATTATTGTAGTAGTACCAGCATCTGTCTGTCGTGAGCACGTATATTTTGTCCTTATCGATCATCTCGGACACGCTTCCGGCCACAATTGGCGCACCGGATGCGACCCGCTGGATCATGCTCTCCAGGAGCGCGACCCGCTGTGCTACTGTCGGAGTGATCATCTCGTCTCCCTCGTCGCTGTCGTCGGTATGGATCGAATGCAGAACGTCCAAAGAATACGGTGCTGTATGCCACTCCTCTGATACGACCCCCTCTGATACTGTGAGCACGCACAGCGAAAATACAAGGCACCCGCATTCCTGCAGGTCGCTCTTCTGCAGAGTCCAGCCATACAGGTAATACCCTCCGCTGTGCTTATAAAATGTCAGCGTCTTTGCGACAGGATCACCGCCGTCCGGACGGATATACATCACTCTTACAGCTGTTCCTGTCGAGTCAAGTCCTGTGCCTGCGATATTGTCCGGGAATGCAAAGCGGAGCGAGCTGGCCTCGTGATCCTGTTCCGTGACGGCATGCCCGGACATAGGTTTCACTATCCTCTTAATGGGATCTACCGCATACATTATATTTATCATGTTGTATCTCCTTATGCGATCCGTACGAAGACATAGACAGCCTTGTACGGGGGCATGTTGTTGTGCGCCTGCCCTTCGCCCTTGTCACTGGTCTGAAGCGGAATCAAGCTCTCCCTGCCCATTTCTCCCCAGCCATAGTCTACCGCCTGCCCCATAGTGTGGTATTCGTTGTTAGCAATGCAGAATCCGGGCAGGTAGTGACGGTGTTCCGGCATCTCATCCACCGTGAGCGTATGTTCCGCTTCACCTCCGGTCGTTCCTGCGGCATAATTCGTTCCCGCCGCAAGAAGGAAACGATCCTTGAGCCTCTGCCAAGTCCCGCCCACGATTGTCGCAGGGTCCGTATCGGTATCCGAGATCCAGTAGCGCCCGACCGGATACACGACGTTGAGGATTCCATCTGCACTGATAGCGCTCGCCTGCGAAGCAGATGCCGCCGCTGACTCTGCGCTCGTCTGTGCTGTAACCACTGCGGTATCGAGATCCTGCAGTTTCCGGATGATCTCGTCCCGGATGTTCTCGAAGTAGCTCATCTCGTTTCCCGAAAAGGCATCCGGCGTCATGGCCTTCGGCTCGACCTCGATCGTGAAGTTCTGCGAGGAGTACCGCATCGTGTCCGTGATGATGGAGATCTCAGCGGTGGTATTCCCGGAGGATCCTGTCATACCACGCGTGGACTTGAATGTGATCAGATTGTCCGTCACGTCCACAATGACTGCCGGCGTGTCGATGTAGCTGAACACCGTGCCGTCTGCGTTCGTACCCTCGATGCCGACCAGTGCGCCCTCAGGCACGGTATAAGGCGTCGAGCCCTCATAGAGCTCCACTTGAAAAGGCACGCCGACATCGTACTGTGACAGCTGAACACTTTCCGAGTTATACCCCGTGTTCATATATACTTTGATTTTCTGCATTATTACACCTCTTGTGCTTCCCCGAGCTCCGCAGTCGTGCGTGACCGCGTCTCGGAGTCTGTAAGCGCGATGACTCGCGCCGTGAAGCAAATGCCCCTGCGCTCGTCGAGAACCCGGACCGTTTCTCCGGTGCTCAGTCCCTTCGGGAAGCTGTTGAGCTCCGCAGTCCATGTAGTCTTGATATCGGTGCGCTCCCTAAGGTCTGCAATAGCAAGGTCGAAGAGCCTCTGCTGCGTGTCTGCATCGTAGTGCTTCTCGATGAGGATATGCCCTTGATCCCCCCGACACCACTTAGTATAAGCCGAGCGAGAAAGGAGCGACCCGTCAGAGACGTAGTACTCCCCATCGTCGTATGTATATCCGGACAGCGTGACGGGGTCATCATCGCCCTCGTCGGTATTCCCATTCGGGATAATGCCCGTCACCACATCGGCTGATGATCTTGCCTTGGTGATGCCGCCGATCTCTATGCCCACGCGCAGAGTCCGGTACGTCACCGGTCCGCGCCGCGCGTAGATATTGAGATATTTGTGCGCAATCCGCAGCCTGTCGATTTCGAAGCTGTATTCTATCTCGGCCCCGAATTTCTTTGCACATTCGCGGATCCTGTCGGTCGCCCTGTCCTCAGATGTCCAGTAGACATACTTTTCTACATTGGGGATCTCATTCACCCCGATCTCAAAGCCGGTACCCTCGAGCCATGTGCCGATATAGTCAGCGATCTTCGACGGTCCGGAAGGCACGAACCGACCAATCGTCCTGTTGACAAGACCCATGCCCGCATCTTCCGCATATACGTTGATGCGGTTCTTCTCGGTGTCCTCCTCGCTGTCGACGATCACGAACTCGTTGTACGCCCCATCCCGTTCTCGGAGGATGTAGTTTCCCGGCGTCGTGCATAAGTCCGCATTCTGACGCTCGGCGAACCGGTATATCAGGTCGAACTCCAGCGTCTTAACCGAGGCGGAAAGCTCGTCCGTCATCCGGTCATCCGTGATATGATGCGTCCCGGGCTGATGCGTAGATGCCACGCCGAGCACCTGCATGTCCCGATCGAGAAAGTACAGTATCATAACCACGCCTCCCTGTACCGGATCTCGTACTCAACGCCCTTAGCCCATGCCGATGACTGACACGTGATCACATTCTCGCCCGGCACGATCCGCATCCCCTGCCATTCGTTGTCGATGCGCCCGAGGCCGTACTGCACAGCGCCGTTGAGATACGGAGTTGCATCCCGGCAGTTTATCGTTACGACATCGCCCTTTTTGAGATCTGACGCGACGACTGCCTTGCCCTCAAGATAGATCGTGAAACTCGATGCATAGAGCTGTGATACCTGCATCCCGGCAGAGGATCCGTAAGCGCCGAAGTAAAAATTGACCCCGGCCGACTGCGTTGCCTCCAGCTCGTCCACGACAAAGCTGTGCTTCTGCCCGGCAATGTCAAAGAGGATGTAGCTCCCCGACTTGGATATCGACGACTCGCCACATCCCTTGCCGGAAAGACCGTTCGTGCTGAAGGACGCGGCCTGTATGGTCTTCCGGAGCACACCGCCTGCGTAGAGCTCGACGTTGACCCTTGTCGCCGCTCTGGTCTTATCGTACGCATACCGCACTCCGGCAATCTCGGTTCCGTCTCCGTCAGATACCGAGCAAACGAGCTCTGACCGTGTCGCACTCCCATCTTCCTGCCAGAACTCACACCGCCACGTGAAGCGGAAAGCCGATGACTGCGAGACCTCTTTGGACAGCGCCATCCCGTGCCATGCATTCGGCCCCGTGCCGTACGTTTTCGGTGTTATGCTGTTGACCGGAAGCGCCGGGACTCCGTTCTGGACTCTTGTAAGCCCTCCGTATGACGGCACGTGCGCGGTGTTGAACTCCCACATGGCAAGATCTGCATATCCGTTGTCGTATACCAGGATCTCGTCCGTGTCGTCCTGCTCCTGTGAATCCGCGTCTCCGAACCGGATAATGGCTCCGGTCTGGTTCGAGAAAGCCAAAAAGCTGTTCGGCCCGCCCGCCATCCTCGCAGTGAAGACGGGGTATACCTCCTTGGAACCCTCATAATAGATCTCCACATCCTCCGAAGCACCGGAGGGCGTGAGCTTCACCACCTTCTCGTCGATGGCATACTTGTATGGATCATTGCATACGATGTTGATGCATCCCTCCGTCGCAAGACGCCCGGGCTCCACATCGGTGATATCTGTCTTCGTACCCTTGAGGTACTTGTCCGGCTCGTCACGGAAGATAAAGACCGAATCGCGCGTCCTCAGGAGCCGGTTCAGTCTGTGAAACTTCTCCCGGAATTCAGCCGGGGAATGGGATACGAGCAGGAAGTGCACCCGTACTGCCCTTGACAGGTCGCGAGCGCTGTCTTCAATAGCCCCGTCTATGTAATCATTGTCTATCGTGGATATCTCCGTCTCGAGCGTCTCGCGCCCTTCTGTGTAAAGAGTGCGGTATCCGGAGATTTCATTTTCCAGATACACACCATTGACCTGCATGGCCTCCGAGGGGAGGTCCACGACAGATTGCTGTTTTGTTATGTCCACAAATCTATACATTGAGACCTCCCTCCTTAAGCCATTGCATACCGTCTCGCCCTCCGTCTGGAAAGCTTACTCTGCTCCGCCGCGTCATATTCCGCCGTGCCCCTCGCGACCTCTCGGCCGTCAAGCTGGGAGACGACTGTTACATGGATCGTATTGTCATAACTGTAATCGGTGCCGAGCTCCGCATCGACCGCACCGAAATTCAGCTGCTCACGTCCGAGCGCTTCCGTCGGGAAGGATACCAGCTTTTCACTTGCTCGTTCTGCCTTGGATGTCATGCGGTCGATGCCGTTGATAAAGCCCTGACCATACCACTTGCCGTACTTGGTCGTGATTTTCGACGGTGATCCGATCTGTGCCTTCGCCGCGATTGCCGCGTTGGCAGCAGAAGCAAGTGCAGCAGCCTGAGCCGCGACCGCCCCCACCTGTGACGCAAGGCCGTTCGCAAGTCCCTGACCGATGTAGGAGCCTGCCGCATAAGCGGAGCCGTAACCGCCGCTCATGGTGCCGACCGCAGCCGATACAAGACCAGATGCCGCACCACTGGCCGCACCCTGCCCGGATGCGATACCGGAGGCATATCCCTGTCCGGTCTGTCGTCCTGACGCAGCAGCCTGAGCCGCGCCTCGGTTCATCACTCCGATGATCGCCGTTGTCGCTGCCGTGACCGCCGCCGTGGCTTGTGCGCCGCCTGCTGTGATAGCCGAGTTGACCTGACTGATTCCAGACCGTACAGACGTCGAGGCACTTGTCGTCGCCGCCATAATCGTGGAATTTATCCGGCTCGCGCCGCTCTGCACAGCCGACGCAGCACTTGCCATTGCCGACGTGATCGCAGAATTGATCTGCGCCATGCCGCTCTGGATGACAGACGATGCGCTTGCTGATGCACTCGTTACGACCGAGACAATGCTTGCGCCAGCCGTCGTGACCGTTGCCACGATTGTCGACGACGAACTCGTGACCGTTGACGATACCGAGCTAAGCCCGGAATTGACGGTGGACTGTACCGAGTTCATGCCGCTCTGCGTGACCGATAATATGTTGGATGATGCGTTCTTGACCGTCGAAGTGACGGCGTTCATCACTCTGTCCACAGTAGATGAGAGCGCGTTCATGCCGTTCTGGACGACAGAGAGCGATTTTTCCATACATGCCAGCGCTGCCGCTGCTGTTGTCGCCTTGCTCGCGATGCCGGACACGGAGACCAGTACTGCCGCTGTTGCGACTCCGAGAGCCGCCATACCGACCGAGGACGCCACAACTGCCGCAGTAAAAGCGACAAATGCCGCAGTTCCCGCGACCGCCCCGGCCGCTGCTGCTACCAAACCGGCGCCAGCTGCTACCAGACTTGCCGCGAAAGCAACGAGCGAAGCTGTCAGCGCCAGAATCCCCGCCGAGAGGGCTGTCACCCCTCCCGCCAGAGCCGTAAAGCCTGCCGTCACTGTGGTCGCATTAGCACCCACCAGTATGAGCGCCGCGCCCATTGCAAGGACTGCAGCAGAGCATACGAGGATACCTGCACTCAGTACGAGTACTGCCGCTCCGAGGGCTACCACGCCTGCCGAAGCTACAAGAGCTCCGGCCCCTGCAGCAGTCAGTCCTGCCGCCAAGACCACAGCCCCTGCCCCGGCTACGACAGCCGCAGCCCCGAAGGTTACCAGTGCCGCCGCAAGCGCGACAATGGCCACAGCCGCTGTTGTTCCGTATGTCGCGATAGGCGGGAGTGCGGCAGATACGAGGAGCATCGCCGCAGCGCACACGAGCGCGCCAGCTCCAAGAACAAGAACCGCCGCACCGAGCGCAACGACTCCGACAGCCGCCGCAAGGGCGCCTGCACCGACCGCAACTAGCCCGGCCGCAAGCACGACCGCTCCGGCGCCTGCCACGAGGGCCCCTGCTCCGAAGACAGCCAGCGCAGCTCCGAGCTGCACAAAGGCTACTGCCGCGGCTGCCCCATAGGTCGCTATGGTCGGTAATGTTGCCGACACCACCGCAATAGCCGCAGCCGCAAGAAGAGCGCCGGTCGCCACAAGGACGACTGCCGCGCCAAATGCGATCAGCCCGACTGCCCCTGCTGTAAGTGCGGGAGCAAGAGCCGCCGCCCCGACTGCCAGAAGCGCCATGGCCGCCACCATCCCGACAAACATCGCGATCGCCGGCGTGCCCGCATTGGTCAGGGCGATCGCCGCCGCTGCCATGACTGCAAAACCCGCAGCCACAAGAAGGACCGCCGCCCCGATCATGAGGAACGCGCTTCCTGCTGCGGTCATCTGTGCGGATGTGGCCGCCGCATGCGTCACGAGAGCCATCATGCCGAGCGACAACGCCGCTACGGCAACAACAAGACCGGCCATCACTGCGATCGCAGGTCCGCCTGCCCCTGCAAGGGCGATTGCCGACTGAGCGAGCAGTGCGAACGCGGTCGCTGTAAGCGCAAGGCCTGCACCGATCATCATGAAGGCTTTCGCCGCCGCGAGCATCGGTCCCGTGCTCTGCACAGCCGCAGATCCTGCCTCTGTCATACCGGATGCAGCAGATGCCAGGGAATTTCCGATACCGCCCGCTATCGCCGTACCAAGCTTCATGAATGCCCCGCCGATACCGGTTATGATGCCGCCGACAAATGAGACTGCCTTGAATGCAAGGAACGCGCCAACCACCTTTGGCAGAATCGAAATAATCTTTGCAATCGTGTTTGCGTGCTGTTCAATGAAGCCTGCGAGAGCAACCAGCGCACCAGATACTGCATGGCAGACATCTCCGAAGCTCTTCAGGTTGGTCAGCGATCCGAAACCCCCGTTCAGCTTTCCGAGCGCGGCTCCGACCGCTGAGAAAGCCTCGCCAAAGGCCGCTCCGACCTTTCTCGCAGACACCATGAATACGTTAAAATATTTCTTCGCGTTCTCTACGAAAACGCCTAATTTCCCGTTCTGGAGACTTGTGTTGATACCCGTGACCATCTCCGTCGCTGACTGGACGACGCCCCGGAAGGCCGGTGAAAGCTTGGAGAAAATCGTTATACCAAGACCTTCCATGGCACTCCCGAATTTAGTCACGTCGCCTTTCAGATTATTCAGCTGCTCGGATGCCTGCGCTGCCGCAGATCCCGTCGCGGATCGGAGACCCTCCTCGAACTCATGCACTTTCTCTGTGGAAGATACGCACATCTTGTCGAAAGCCTTCATGCCGTAGCTCGTGAAGATCGTCGCTTCCGCGGCTTTCCTCTGTTCATCGGTCATCCCGGACATGGCCTTGTTGAGCTCATCGACCACGGTATTAAAGTCCCTGGCATTGCCGCTGCTGTCATAGACCTTAACGCCGAGCTCTTCCAGCTTCTTCGCCGCTGCATCCGTCGGAGTATACAGATCGGCCATCGCACGGGACATCGCCGTTGCCGCTTCCGAGCCGGTGACGTTCTGTTCCGCCAGTCTCAGGAGGGCGATACAGGTCCTGTCCGCTTTCTGGCCGTAGCTCGCAGCCAGAGCGGCAGAATCCGACATCGCAGTGCCGAGCATATTGACGTCGGTTGATGCCAGTGTCGCGCCCTTTGCGAACATGTCCGCATAATACTGGGCATTATCAAATGAATCACCAAAACCTTTTACCGTACCGACAACCTGGGACGCGGCGTTTTCAAGGCTGTATGACCCCGCCGCCGCAAGGTCTAAGACGGGTGCCATTGTGGCTATCTGCTGCTTTGCATCAAGACCGGACATAGCAAGGACGTTAAATCCCTGAGCTGCCTGCGTTGCCGTAAATGACGTCGTGGCTCCCAGCCTTGACGCCTCCTTGATGATATCCGTTATCTCTCCCTTGCTCTTGCCCATGGTCGCGGCGATCTGAGAACCCGCCGCCTCGAAGGACATACCGGAATCCATGACCGTGCCCGCCATGGCCTTGACGCCGTTGCTCACCAGGTCGACCGCCTTGCTGCCAATCGACGACAGCACGCCGAATCCGATGCCGCCCATGAGCGTCTTCTGTAATCCTCCTACCTGCCCGGCAATCTGGTTGAAGGTAGAAGACATCTGCGAACCGTCAGCAGACAGGATCGCTTTTAGGCTCATGCTATCTGCCATCTTCTATTTCCGCCTCCTTTCTCCTGTGCAGGTAATCGGATAAACCGCTGAAGCGGCTCTTTTTCGTTCCATTCGCTGCCGCCTCCGTCTTCCGTTTGTAAAAGTCCATGAATTTCGGGAAAGCCATTTTCAGTTTCCTGCCCGACTTCTTCTTGCCGTTCGCGCGCATGGTCTGCCACGCGAGATAGTGCGTCCAGAAATCCTTGTCCTCTTCGCGGCGCTTGACTGCCTCGACGAGGAGCATGTAGTCGGGAATGTCGAGCTTTTCAAATTCCTCGACCGTGTAGTTAAGGTATTGGACACAGTCGATGAGACATCGCCTGTAGAACTCTCCCCACGTGGTTACTGCGCCAGATCCGCTTTCTGCTTCTCCATCATCTTCTGGTACATCTCGCTCAGACGCTTCACCTTCGACTTCACACAGTTCGCACCGGATAAAAAATCGACTACCTGAGTAAAGAGTCCTTCGACATCTTCGCAGTCCTCGATATATTCCTCGAGCTTGCCCTTTGTGATCCGGGGATTCTGCCCCTTGTTCATGGCGTAAAGGGCTGTCAGAAGATCTTCCGTGTCCTTGTCGTAAAGTCCGCCGATCAGAAGGTTCAGCCCGACATTCTCCTCAATGCCGTTCTGCCTCTGCTTCTGCATCGGGTCGACCTCACGAATAAAGGCGAAGCCCGCCTTGAACTGGTATACTGCATTATCAATTTCAAGTTCCATTACGTGTGCCATACTGTCTTTCCTTCCTTAACTACACAAATAAGGCCAGCTCGGTCCTGAGACCTGCTGGCCGTTTTTTATCTGATCAGGCTTTAGCTGTATCTGCGAAGACGTAGGATGCGACTGCCTGCTGATCTGCTGTTACTGTGACGCCTGTGCCGCCGTCCGGAGCGCCGATGCCGTTCGCCGCATATGTATAGCTGTACTCAGCAAAATCCTCGGCATTGGACGTCTTCGTCCATTCCGTGAGATATCCCTGATAGTACGTGCCGGCGAACTTGTTCGTACCTGTCCTCGGGTTGGTGAGATCTGCCTCCCAGCATTCCACCAGCTTATTGTGGAGCATCGCGTCGCGGAGCTTCTCGCCTGCTGTCTCGTCGCCCTTGAGAACGAGGGCGGTTCCGGTGATCTCCACCGTGACAGCGCCCGGCTTCTGGATGGAGCCGTCCTTTGTAGCGATAGTGTCAGCGTCAGCGGATGCGCTGTTCTCGTTTTCTGTCGTAAATGCAATGACTGTTCCTGCGGCATTTGCCGCGTCCTCGAACACGCGGAAGAGATACACGATCTGCTTGCCCTGTACCGCTTCGGCTGACTCCGCAAAGAGCTGAAGATTCATTTTATCCATGATAGTTCTCCTTTAATGCTTAGGTGTGAAATAAACATCTGCCTCTACGATCCCGTGCACAAGCGGGACCGATGTAGTATTGTCCGGTATGATCCTGCTCGTGACATTCCGAACATGGAAAGCATAATCGGGATGACTGACCGCTCTCAGCACGTCCTTGACTGCCTGCTGGCGGGCCGAGAGCGTCCCGCGCTTGTCCGTCCGGTTATGCCAGTTGTGGATCGTGACCGGAATATATCCGATGATGACTGATTTCGTTTCCCGGTCGACCTGATTGAACTCCCCCAAATAAGTAAAGGGATAAGGCGTCTCAGGTCCCGGAATGGCTCCGTCGTATACGCTCCCCGGATAGAGTTCTTCCAGGGCTTTTCTGACGGCGATAAAGAGCGCCTGCTGTGGTTCTAACATGTGGATGCACCTCCTACTTCATGAGCTTCGCAAGGTCAGACTTGAACCGCTCAGACTGCTGCATGAAGGCCGGCCGCATATAAGGCTGTGCTGCCATGTATCGAGTGCCATACTCCACATAAGCCGCATAATTCATGCCCGGAGCAACTTCCGCGGTCATGCCGTTGTTCACGAGCTCCAGCTTGATGGACTCCTGCAAATGTCCTGTGCGGTTCGGCGCAAGGTCATGCGCCGTCTGCTGCATCTGTGAGCCATGGTACTGGACGACAACTTTCACATCCTCCAGCTTTACGTTC